CTATATACTATTTTCTTTTTTGTTGTTTTGTAACCGTGGAGCGTATGTATGCAAGCCATCAATATGCTCATATAGAGACTTATTCACGTTTGCCCACATTGGATCCAATATCACATCAATCCCCTCACGTCGTGCTAGTTTTGCTGCAGGAACGAAATCACTGTCCCCAGATATAAGAACTATTCTGTCAACTTGTTTTTTGTATGCAACAGACGCAATATCCAATCCTATACGCATATCCACTCCTTTTTGTTCTATATTCAGTATAAGGTCTTTTTCTTGTATATCTTCAAATTTGAGTGTTCCTTGGCATAGTTTTTTTAATGCTTCCGGCTTAAGTACATAGTTCAGTTCATTCTCAGACAAGTTACCCAATCGAAGTGCTACCTTGCGTAAATGACGTAGCCTTTCATGTAATCTCGTCATATATGAGTATATGTCTGATTTTCCCAGATCCACTTGCTTCTTTGTTAATGGATTATACACTTTTTTTGTACTAGGCGGACAGTCATAATAGAATATTCTGTACAATTCATTCTTGCACCATTTGCTTTCCCCATAGTATTGATGTTTGCAGCAGTATTCGTGTATTTCATCCGCTCTATCTTCTGGGTTCTTCTCTCCAAAAAGAATATGTGCCCGTCGTAAATAGAAGCCACCATCCACCATGATCGCTATCTTAGCCACCACATTCACTCCTTTTATTTTTTTCGTGGTCATAAAACAAAAACCCTTGGGTTCGGCGCTCCTTAGATGTTAAGGGGCTTACTGCCAAGGGCTGCTTTTAAATATGCGAAACTTTTCGCACCCTTATAGTATGCCATAGTCAACATAATGTCAATACTAATTGATATTCTTTTTAAAAAAATGGGACGGATTCTCCGTCCCATGGTTCTTTATCCTTTAATCAACCCACCGCCTCTTCGATGCTCCCGATCACACCCTCTAGGTTATCCACGGCGTCGTCCAGATAGCTGCAGGCCTCCTCGGCCTTCTCGTACCTTTCAGATGCCTGCAGGTTTTCCGGCATATTGTCTCTGTATTCTTCTTCCTCCTCTTTGAGCAATTCCAAATCTTCCCTTATGTCCTCCAGTCTGTCGATGATCTCCTGTAAAGACTTTCTGCGCACCTTATTCATAGCGCCCATCCTTTCCTGTTGTCTTCTGTATTCAAATCGGCTATACTCTTGGGAGAGGGGGCGGCGGTTTCCCACCGCCCCAGCCGATTCACTTCTTAGGTTTTTCGGCTCCCTGCTTGGGCTTCGACTTCTTGAAGATCACCGTCACCCGGATGCTGTCAACTTCGAGGTTTGGTATCTCCAGCTTGTCGATCTGCTCATGCAGGGCTTCTTTTATTTTGTCGGCCATTTGCATCACCTCCTTTCCTTAACCTCTGTCTATATTATACAGGTTTTCCTAAACGTTGTCAACCCTTTTTTAAATCTTTTTCTAATTATTTTTAATCTTTTTCTTGACTTTATTTCGATTTTCCTATATCTTATTTGATGAGGTGATAGCATGGATATTCCAACTAAGATCAGGGCGGCTTGTGGCGCTTTCCGTGTTTCAGAGGCGGAGCTTGCGCGTCGCATCGGTACGTCCCCGTCTGCGTTTAACCAGCGTATGAAGACTGGAAAGTTCACATCTGCTGAGCTTGAAAAGATCGCCGCCGCGCTTGGCTCTGAATTTGTCTACTTTTTCCAGTTCCCCGATGGGACGAAAATCTAATCCTCCCCAAAAACAAAAACAGGGGCCGGATCACTCCGGCCCCTGCAAGCATGCATCCGCAATCGCATGCCCCAATTAACGATCCCACCGGCAGCGCCTACATAAAAACGCCACGTAGGCACGCAGCCCTTCGGCGCGGCGGGCGGGTTGTTTGTCTACCACCAATGCATGGCGTTGAGGATCGCCACCAGCATGTCGATCAGCGCGCCCAGGATGCGGTCCTCCACGTCCGCGAACAGCTCCACCAGGAAACCCAGCACATAGCTTTTTTTCTCGCTGCCGCTGCCCGGCTGCGGGAACAGCTGCTCCGCCTTGCGGATGTACCGCGTCGCCGTGGCAATCAGCGTCAGCAGCTTGTCACAGGTCAGCAGTCCCTTTTTAACCAGTACAATGCCGGCCACGACGGCCGCCACGGCCGCGATGATCACGGCCCAGATTTGCCAGTCCATTTACTCGCCCTCCTGTTCGTCGTCGGCGTCCGGATCGTCCATCCGGGCGCCGTATTTGTTTGCGCTGTTATGATCCAGGCAGTCCGCGCCCAGATAGCCCAAATATGCGGAGTTGAACATGCCCAGGATGCAGATCGTCAGCTCCGTCGGCGGTTCCGCGCCTATGTGTGCCAGGATGTAACAGTCCGCCGTTGCCGCCAGCGCCACCAGCCCGAACACGAGCAGCAGCCACTTGCGCAGCGTCCAGCGCCTCCGTCTATTCATGGCGTATGCGCTCCTCTACGCCGTCGATCCTCTTGTGTGCATACTCCACGGATGCCTTCACGCTGGCAAGGTCGCGCTCGACCTCTAGAATCTGCTTTTGCTGTTCGTCCAGCCGCTTCTCGATGCGCTCTGTGCTGGACTTTATGTATCCCAGCTCGGTCAGCACTGCCGCCATCTGCGCGGCGTCCTGTTTTGTGTCCGTCACGGCCTCGCGCTTGCGGGTAAAGGCAAACCCCAAAACGGCAATGATCACCGTGATCGGCGTCGCCAGCGCGCCTATGGCCTCAAGCCATTCCATACCGTCTCGCCGCCTCCTCCGTTTTTTTGCCGTACTGGCCGTCCACGGTCAGGCGCGCGCCCATGGCGTTGAGCTGCCTTTGCAGCTCCTCCACGCGCTTGCCGCGCATACCCTTGCGCAGCGGTCCGTCCGGATTGTAGCGCGCCACAGCGCATATTTTACCGCTGTACAATGAGTACTCCGTCCATACCACGCCGTAGGCTTTGCCGCGCGCGTGCACGATGTGGTCCCTGTCGCATACCATGGTCACGTGCGTGATCCTGTTCGCGCGCAGGGTGTTTTTTTGCGTGTTGATAAATTGCAGGTCACCCGGCTGGCGTGCCTTGTCCAGCACGGACCGGCCGCCGTACACCTTGCCGATCTTGTCGTATGTTTCCGGCCAGATCAGCTCGAATTGATCCGAGTATACCTCAAGATTCGCCGTCGGCGCTTTTTTCAGGCCGCCGCCCTCCATAGATACGCCAACGGCCGCGTAGGCCCTGGCCACCAGGGAGCTGCAGTCAAACGCCTTTGCGCTCTCCCGCTGCGCCTGGCTGTACTTATAGCCCAGTTTGGTCAGCGCCCAGTCCGCCGCCGCCTTGCCCGTGGCTGCATACACCCGCGCCGCCGCGTCGGTGTCGCCCGCCGGCGCGTCGTACCACACGTTATTGCGCCGCATGTGCTCCTCCACGTCGCGCACGCGCTTGTTTTGCATGTCCAGGCACGTCTTGCTGTTTTGCCCGTACCTGTGCGCCGATACCGCAAAGCGCCAGCAGTCGTCCCCGCGCAGGCCGTGCCGATCCGCGCCCCACTTGGCGTATGTTTTGTACACGCCCGCCAGGCCCCGCAGCGCGTCCCAGTCGTACAGGTCGAACTTAAACCCCGCATAGCGGTAGTAGTCTGCCTCGTATTTGGGCAAAAATTGGACGGGACCCACGGCCCCGTCCTTGCTTACCAGCCCCAGCCGGAAATTGGTCTCGCACTCGCACGTCGCCAGCAGGATGCCTGCCGGCACCTGCAGCTCCGCGGCAGCCGTCTCCGCGACGGCCACCGCCTCCTTTGGCGCGGCGCGTCCGCCTTTTTGCACCCACAAAAGCATGCCCTCGCCTCCTTATCTTGTGTACAAAATGCGCGCGTTTTTGTAGTCCCAGCAGATACTCTCCCTGTGCCGCATCAGCAGGTCGTACTCGTTGCCAATCGGCAGCAGCTTAACGATCCCCAGGTGTGTGTCAACGCTCATAAGGTTGAAAGCATCCATTGCTTTGGTGCCAATAGCCCGCTCGGCCACTGCCGACGTCGCGTTTACGGCGGAGGCGTTTGTCACACCTATACACAACTGGTCGGTGTAGTCCTGCACGACCCCGAATCTGCTGAAATGCCCATGCCCGCAAATCCAGCACGCAAACTGCCCGCCTGCCTGCTTGAAGGTGTTCACGGCAGCCGCGTACTCTGCCTCCAGGTATCGCGGGTATGCATACGTCCCTGTGGAGATGCCGTTGCCGTAATACCATGAATCGTCGAACGTAGTCTCCAGCGGTATCACGGCATACGATCCTTTGACGTGTGCCGCCGCGACAATGGTCAGGCCAGCCTGCCTCGCGTCTTCCAGCGTCTGCGCAAACCACGCAGCCTGTGCAGCGTCCTGGTGCTGGCTGTCAAGCACGATCAGCCTCACACCCTGCGTCGTGTAGTCCTTGAAGTAGTAGCACACGTCCGGCGTATAGGTTGCGCCCCAGTTAGTTATCCACGGCGCAAAATATGCAGCGTAGGCCTCGGCGGCCGTCTTGGCCTGCCAATTATCCCCCACTCGCGTGTCATGGTTTCCTATGACGTTCAGGATCGTTTCGCAGCCCGCCAATTTTGCGAACCATGTCATCCCGTCCGCGTAGCTGTTGGCCACGCTGTCGCCCGTGTGCACCACGTCGTCGATCTTGTCTGCATAAATCTGTGCAAATCTTATTATTCGTTGTGCATTTTTGTAATCCGCATGGATGTCCGAAAAGTGCAGTAGCGTGAGAGGCCTCGGTGCATAGGTCGGCGCGTTGGTGATTCTGTAGCGGCCGTGCATTTGCTCCACCTTTTCACCCAGCAGCTCGCGCATCGCCATTCTGTTGATAGATGTCGCACTGTTCCCGTTGTCTATGTAGCCATACATCAAAAACTGGTCGTCCGTGATCTCCGACGGCGTTATATCGGCCTCGTCCTCTCTGGCAACGGCGACCCTGATTGTCTGCGTGTCGCTCAGCTTGATGCTCCAGTCTCCCGTTATCCAGTCGAATCCGTATACAAACGTGCTGTTTTCATAAACATTAACTCTGTATTTGTATCCCGGAGCCGCCCAGATGTGCATGCGTTTGTCCGCGTATGCCGTAGCGTTTCGTGCTCCGGTGCGTACTCGATTCGTCGCATTGCTTGTGCCGCCCGTTATGATGTTGATCGTGCCCTGTGTTAAGCTGTACCAATTCCTTGTCGCCGTCGTCACTCTCAGTGAAGCCTCTGTTTCGTCCGCTGTGTTCAGCGGCCACACGTATCCAGCGCTCATATTGATGCCGTCTGACGGCGTTATGTCTGTGTCGTCATCCCTGGCCATAACGAGCCGCACAAACTGTCCAGTCGTAACCGTGAGCAGCTGTGTCCCGGTTTGCCAGTCCGTTGTGCCGGTGAATCCTGCCACCGCTGCGCTCGTGTAAAACCGCAGTGAAAACTTGTACCCGATTGGAACCGAGACTCTGAGCTTGCCCGTCTGCAGTTCGAAAAAATTATGCGTATGTATGCGAGTAGACCCCGATCCTGCCGAGCCATCTGTCGTGCTAATACTGCCCTGTCTCCATTCCCTCGCAGTCTCAACGTCCCGCACAAAATGTTCTATCCGCTCTCCCGTTACCTTTGCGTCCGCCGCCTGTCCGCTTGCCGTGAGCGTGTCGTCAACCGGTATCCCCGGCACCGCTCCGCAGTTCGTCCAGGCGCTGCCGCTGTAGATGTAAAGCTCCAGCGGCGCCGTGCTGCCGACCATGTACGCGTCACCGGTTGCCGGCGACGGCACAGCAGCCTGCAGGTCTGCCAGCGTCGCGTATTGGCCCTTGATGTCCAGGCCCACGCCCGTGGCCCCGCGCTCGCCTGTCGCCCCGCGCGCGCCGTCCGTTCCGTCTCTGCCCGGCGCGCCATTTGTCACTGTAAACGTGGACGTGCGGTCGTCCTGCAAGGTGATCCTGTATGTGTCCACAAGTCCGTCCGTGCCGATCTTGTAGATCGTCCTGATTCCCACGCCCGGTGCTCCGTCTTGGCCGTCGGCACCGTTCATCACGTAAAATGTAAATGTCACTCCGTTGGTCAAGATGATTCTGTAGGTGTCCTGCAGGCCGATGCTGCCCACCTTGTCGATTCTGTTGATGCTGGACCCGTTGACCACCTCAAAGTCAAACGTGCTCCCATTGGTCATGGTGATCGTGTACACCGTAGTATCGCCGTATGTGGCCGTCGGCTCTATTCTCGCGATGCTCGTGCCATTGGTTACGGTGAAGGTGTAGGCCGATCTGTTGCTCAGCGTTGCCGTGTAGGTGTCTACCAGACCTGTCGTATCCGTCTTATCAATTCTCGTTATCCCAGCACCCTGCGGGCCGGTTTCTCCCTGCGGGCCGGTTTCACCCTGTGGTCCGGTTTCTCCCTGCGGGCCTCTTTCGCCCTGCGGGCCAGTCTCGCCTTGCGGGCCTCTTTCACCTTGCGGCCCCGGTAGGCCCTGTGGGCCACGCTCTCCTTGTTGGCCGGTCTCGCCTTGCGGTCCACGCTCGCCCTGTGGTCCGGTCTCACCTTGTGGGCCTGCCACTCCCTGCGGGCCACGTTCTCCCTGTGGTCCGGTCTCGCCTTGCGGGCCGGTTTCGCCCTGCGGGCCCGGTAGGCCTTGTGGGCCTCTTTCGCCTTGTGGGCCGGTCTCGCCTTGCGGCCCTGCCACGCCCTGCGGGCCTGTTTCGCCCTGCGGTCCTGCCGGTCCCTCGATATGGCCCTGATCCAGCCACTGGCCCTCGCCGTCCTCGGTCTCGTCCCACATGTAGATGTTGTACGGCGGCTCCTCGCCCACGTTGTACATGTGCCCCTGCACCGGCTCCGGCACGGCCTCCTCCAGTTCCTCCAGTGTGGCATAGGTGCCCCTGATCCACACCGCGCCGCCGGCGCCGGCTGCCGTCCTGAGCACCCTGTCGATCTCTTCCGTCAAAATGTCAAAATAATCGGAGGAGGTGATCGCGTCGTCGTCCACCACGGCCCGCTGCACGCGCAGGCGCAGGTTGAACATGGCCAGGCGCGCCCCGCCGGCTGCGTAAAACGTCACGCCCACCAGCGCGTCTCCCGCGGCAGCCAGCGCCTGGGCCGCCAGCAGCACCAGCGCCCTGCCTTCGCTGATCTCCACTGCGCGCACGCCCGCTTCGTCGGTCTCATACACGCAGTCGGTTCCGTCCGCCTTGTGCACGCTCACGATGCCGATCGTGCCCTGCGGCGGCGTCCATGGCTCCCCCTCCTGCAGCAGTTCCACGTCCAGCACGCGGCTCTGCGCATCGTATTGCACCGCGTCTACCACCGGCCGCGGCCCCCTGCGCGCCATGTCCACTCTGATCTTTGCCAGCACCTGCATGTGCTTGTCCCTCCTAGATTTCTTTTGCGTTTCCGTTGTCTGCGTTGATGTAATATCTCGCACTGCTCCCTGTGCCTTCCACCCTCAGCCATATACGCCTGCTGTCAATGTAGCCGCTGTTCCACAGGTTTTGTGCGTGTGCTGAATTTGTCGCCTGGTCAGCGGACCCGGCGTTCTGTGCGTTTTCGGCATTGGTCGCGTTTGTGGCGTTGGTTGCGCTGTCTGCGTTGGTTGCGTGCGTCGCCTCTCCGGCCTCGTCCGCATAGTCCGCCACCAGCCGCGTCAGCGGCGCGCCCACCGGGTACTCCACAACATAGGTCCCGCAGTCTTTGAGCACCCGCACGCGGTCGCCTACCGCGAATTTGATCGCGGCATTTGTCAGATAATGCTTTTGTGTCGGCTCCTCCATTCCGTCAAACTGCAGGCTCACGCCGTCGGCGTAGATCGCCGCGATCTCCGCGAAATTTGCCTCCTGCGGCTCCTGCGGCTCCATGGCCTGCTCGTCCTGGTAGGTCTCGATCACGTAAACATCACCCGCCTTGCCCTGTGCGTCATAAGTCCGTTGTAGCTCAACTGCATTTCCCAGTCGGTCTCTTGGTAAATTCCTGACAGCCGCTCGTGCTCCAGCGCGATGATGTCCATATATCCGTGCGTTGGCACGTTCGCCGTCGTAAAGCTGATTTTTTCCGTGGATAGCATGCTCTCAAAGCGCCGGCGCTCCACGTATTCCTGCAGCGCCTCCTGGCTTGCTATATTGTCCAGTTGCTCGATCGGCGCCGGTATACGCCTGCCCAGGTATGCCGTGGACGTGCGGCTATTTGGGAAGTCGTTCACCGCCACGGCGGACAGCGGCTCCTCCAGCTCTGGATTTGCACACACGGCTTTGAATACGTTGTATAGCGTGTACGTGTCCTCGCTGATCCTGCAGCCCGGCAGGATGATGGCGCTCTCTCCGGATTTGTATGTGTGCTGTATGTTCTCAGCACCCGCCTGCCTGTAGCGCGTCAGCCGCGCGTTGCCGTTCAGGTCCATCCATAGCGGATTGTAGCCGATCTCCAGCAGCAGATCGTTGATGATGGTCAGGTAGGGCGTGCCCTCCTCCCAGTCCTCACGGTCTGTTTGCAGTACGTCGTCGGTCGTCTCGTACAGCAGCCTGCCGATCCCGGCCCCCGCCACCAGCTGCTGGATGGCCTGGATGTACGGCGTGCCCGCAGCCAGGAAAAGCAGACCCTCCGTGGCCGCTTGCTTGGCCAGGAGGGTCAGGTCCATCATTTCTACGCTCATGTGCCGGGCACTGCCGGTGTATCCTTCTTCTACTGACGCCGCCATGTACTCGCCCAGTTGGTAGCGTACGCCATCCAGATACATGTACGGCCGCACGCGGTCCAGCAGGTAGTCCACCTCCGGATCATACAAAAACGTCGCCTGCAGGCTGCCCGGTATCTCCGCATCCGCCTGCATGCTGATCGTCGCCGTCTCGTCCTCCACGGCCACCAGCTCGCCGCGCGGCACGCCGTTGCGAACGTACTCAAATTTATAGTCAACTATCCGCAACGGTCGACACCTCCTCTATGTGCAGGCTCTCGTTGTAGCCCCACCACAGGCTGTTTTCCGAGATGGACGTGAGAATCCCGCGGATGATGCGATCCCCGAAACGGAACCACACCAGCTTGCCCAGCATGTCCGCCAGCTTTTGCGCGTCCGCCTGATCCTCCAGCGCGTAGGCAAAGTCGTGCCCGCGCGTCTGGTGTCGCGACACCTCCGCCGCCGGCAGCTCCCGTCCGGAGTACTGCACCAGCGCCAGCGTCGGCGTGCGTGTCGTCTGGATTTGCGGCAGATCGCCCTCTGTCCAGATCAGCGGCAGCCAGTCCCACACGCCATCCACGGCGATGGCCGCGTCCTGCGTGGTCATGGTGACGGTCACTGTGTTGCTGTTAGTGTAGTAGTCTTGGTTTATTCGTTCGTACTCCGCCGTCAGGTTTTCCCCTTCAGCCGGCAGAATCGTTCCGCTTTCCAGATACCGCATCACGTATCTTACATAGGTTCTCGGCGTAACGTCGTACTCTTTTTCGGTTGTATTCCATATTGTGTCGCCTCCAGTGAACGAGCTTATGCTTTGCGTGTCGTATAAGCGCAGGCCGAACATGAAGTTGTCTCCCGCTGAAAGTTTTATTTTGTTGCTTGGTATAAAAATAAAATTCGACGTTCTTATTACCGTTGTGCTTGTGTTGTTTGTCCCGTCCGCCGTCCTGATTGTGCCCTGCTGCCAGGTCGCCTGCCCCATCGGCGCCCACTCCGGCACGCCCATCCTGCGCAGAAAATACTGGTGCGTTCCGGCGGCGGTGTAGTCCACGTACGGACTGTTGCTCGCGGTTGCGATCCTCTTGCCGTCGCGCCAGACCTCGACTGTGGACCCGTCTGTCCAGTACAGCGCCACGCCGTACTCCTCCGCCGCGGCCGTCAGTTCCAGCGGATCGCCCGCGTTGTTCTGCGCCGTGAATGTTCCGTAGGCCCACTCGCTCCACAAACTAAACTCATTGATCACGCGCACGCCCACGGTGTGCGCGCCGTCCGCCAGCACCTGCGGCCAGCGGTAGCTCTTGGCCGTGCCGTACACCGTGCCGCTGGTCTCACCGTCCACGCTCACCTCATAGCCCTGCTGTCCGCTTGCCTGCCAGGTGATGGTCGGGATCGTCGTGCCGGTGATCGCGGAGATGCTCGGCGTCGCCGGCGGCGCCTGCACGATCACGGCCGCAGGCTCTGACCATGTGCCCCAGGCGTTGTCGGCATTGGACGTGCGCACGCGCCAGTACAGCGTGCCGCTCGGCAGATCGCTGCCCGCCACCGTGCACTCCTGCGCGCTGCTGGTTCCGCTCGCAAGCGCCGTCCAGTTGGCGTCGCTTTGCTGCTTGTACTCCAGCTGGTAGCCAGTCGGCGCGGTGCCGGTGTTGATGATGTGGCGCCACTGGAACAGTACGGCCGCGCTCGCGTCCACAAATGCATTTATAGGCCGGATCGCCTCCGCCGTGGACAGGCTGTCCACGATGGTGACGGGGCACCACTCAGACCACAGCGAATCCACGCCGTGCTCAGATGTTACCTTCACGCGCCATTCAAACGGGTGCGTAAAGGTGTTCGCGGGAATGACGACTTCCTGCGTCTCGCCCGTGGCGGTGTAGGTCGTCGTCACGCCGTTTTCCTTCACTTCCACGGTGGCGCCGTTCTGGCGCAGCACTCCCCACACGTTGGTGGGATCATAGGCAAATTTCCAGGTTAAACGCGCGGCTGCGGCTGGGTTTACATAGCCGTTTTTCGGCGCCAGCTCGTCTGGATAGGGCAGCACAAGCGCCGCGCGAAAACGTATAGACGGCCGTTGAGAGGCAGCGCCGCGCTCGTTGATGATGTCCACATACTTTTGATTTTGCACGGTGCTGCCATAGTTGCCGCGGAACAGCAGCCCATTTTTTGCACCCATGACAAACCGTCCGGCCCACTCCTCGGCCGTCATTTGGTTGGTCTCCTCGGAGACAAAGGCGTTCGTTTCCCTGTGCGGCGTCGTGCTGTTCGCCGTTATGGTGTCGATTCGCTCTCCTATGTGATCTTTGAGGTTCAGCCAGAACACGTCCGCCGGGTCTACGCTCTGCGTCAGCGGATAAAGCAGGCCGGGCATCGTACCGCTGCTCGCCCTGTACGCCCAGTAGGTCAGCGTCGCCTCGGTGACGGCCAGCCCGTCCATGGTGCGGTCGCCGGGTTTTATGGACGGCTCGCCCACGACGTCCGGCGTGCCGAAACTCATGTACCCGGCCCAAAAAAAACCGCCATAGCGGATATACGCCGACGTCGGGTCGACCGCGTTTTCGTCCCGCTCGTTTACCGTCGCGGAGAAAGCTACTGCAACGTCAAAATAATCGGAATCTCCTGCCGCTGGCATTTGTCCACCTCCCTGTTAAACCGGCGCGTAGCCCTTGCGGCGGCTCAGCTGCCGTTTGCGGTGCCATTCCTTGATGGCCAGATAGTCCTCCAGGCTGTCCACCTTAAACTCGTTTGTCTCGTTAATCACCACGCCGCCGAAGCCGATGCCGTCCGCATAGCGCGGCGCGCCGCTCATGGCCCGCTCCGTCTGCTCGTTGGTCAGCACCCGCGCGCCGCGCGGCAGCCACACGGCCTCGCGCCCGCGCTCGCCCACGATGGCCCAGCCGCCCGGATGGTAGTCTGTGCCGTCTGCGTATGCCGGTATTCTTCCTGTTGTCGTGCCTGCTTGCGCTTGAGCTTGTTTTATCGCTGATGATGTTGACTGCATGGTCGATTGCATGGCCGTGTTTACCTCGTTTGACTTACCTGCCAACACGGCAAACAGGGCAACTAGCGCAATGAGCAGTGGCAGAATGATAAGGAGCTTGCCAGTTAACCCTCCAAACGATCCAGACAGCACACCTACAGCATCAGCTACAGCGCCGACTGCCCTTGCAATACTTGTCGCCACAGTTATGCCCATTACAAGGCCTGCTATGTTTGCTATTACTTCCGGTCCTAATTCCTCGAGCAATTCAAAGAATTTCGTTAATATCGGCAATAACGCTTCGCCTAAAGTAGCTTTAACTTTCAGCTGCACGTTATCGAAGCGATCCATGGCATCAGACAGGCGGTTGAATCTGTCAATTTGCTCCTGTCCCATGATGTATCCCATCTGTTCGGCTTCCTGCCGGAACCCTTCAAATCCCTCGCGGCCGGCTGCGATCACGGTGTTTAAGTTCTGGGCACTCTGGCCGAACAGCGTCATTGCCACTGTGTCTCGTTCTGTTTCGTTGTGTATTTTACCCAGCGCCTCGATGCTGTCCCACCACACGTCCTCTGTATCGCGCAGTTGCCCGTTTGCGTCCTTGTAGGCTACGTGCAGCCGCCGAAACGCCTGCACCTGTGCCTCGCTGCCCTTTTGTGCGGCCGCCATAGCCCGCGTCAGTTTCGTCATGGACCCTGTGACCGTGCTCGCCTCCACGTCCATGAGGCCCGCCGCGTAGTTCCATGCCTGCAGGGTGTCCGTGCTGATCCCCGTCTGTATGGATTGCGTCGCCAGCTCGTCCGTCAGCGCTGCCGTCTCTTTGGTGGATTTGATCAGCAGCTCGATCATGGTACCGGCCGCCGCTGCCCAGGCCGCCGTGGCCGCCGTTCCGGCGTTGATGCTGTCTGTCCCCTTCTTTATTCCCTCCGGCAGTTTAACGCCAACCTTGTCCGCCAGGTCAGACAGCACGTCCCCCAGGCTTTTGGATTCGTTTTCGTTCTTCTCCAGCGCCTTTTTGTTTTCATCCAGCGCTTTGGAGTTGTCCTCCACGGCATTGGACGCCTTGATTACCTTGGTTTCCGCTTTGGTGAGCTGCAGCTCATAGTCCTGCACGGCCTTGTTTGCGCTCTCCAGGCTGCGCTCCTGCTTCTCCAGTGCCTCTTTGGCCTGATCCACGGCCGCCCGCTGCTTTTCTATTGCCTCCGCGGATGTGTCCTCCGCGTTTTCCATTGCCGCAAGCGCCGCGGTTTGTTTTTCCAGCTCCGCGCGCGCCTTTTCCACGGCCTCGATCTGGTTGAATTGTATGGCCGTGGCCTCTGCCAGCCTGGTCATGAGCGTATCTACGCGCTGCTCCTCCAGCTCCATCTGCTTTGTCAGCAGCTCGCCCTTTGCGGTCAAGGCCTCCACGCTGTTTTCATTTCCGGCATACACGGCGGAAAGCTTTTCCATTTCCGCCTTGTTCTGTTTCAGGGCGGCGTCTATCCCCTGCAGTTGTTTTCTGTATTCTTCCTCCCCGTCCAGGGTGATTTTCGTCGATATTGCCATTTTCCGCCCTCCGGTTTTTATCGCTACAGTTTAGGCATTTGCGGCAGCCTCGGCGTCTGCCCGGCCGGCGGCTCCAGCTGCGCCAGCCATAGCCGCGCCGTGGCCGCCTGCTCGTTTTGGTGTTCTCTATACAAGGCCCAGATCGTCCTGGGCGTCATTCTCCACGCCTGTGTCTCGCTGCGACCGAAAAGTACGGTCGCCGCGTAAAAATACCACGCCACGGGATCGTCGTCCGTCTCCCCCGCGGCGTGGTTCATGCGTTTTTTGGGCTTTTCTTTCCCTTTTGCGCCGGCGCCTTTGGCATGCCGTCCATCATGATCTGCATCAGCTTGTCCTGCATGCCCGCCAGATCGCTAGGCGCCAGCCGGCGCATGACGGTGCGCTCGTTCACGCGCCCGTCCGCGCCGCTCTCCTCCAACGCGTCGTTGATCAGCGCGGCGATCACAAAACACACCGCCCTGAACATCTCCAGCTGGTTCACCTTTTCGGGCACTTCGCCCTTTTTGATCTTCTCGATCGTCGCCTGATCCGGTATGCCCATGGCCTTGAGCATGCCGTCCATGCTTCCGTACTTTTCCAGCACGGCGGCCAGGGTGGACAGGGAAAAATACACCTGGTACGTCTCCCCGCCGATGGTCAGCTCGTGTTTTTTTACGCGCATATCGCTCATTGTTTTGCTCCTTTTTCCCTTGTCTTGCCTTGTGTCTTAGGTGATGGACAGTTTGCTCTTGATCCAGGCCACCGCCGAATCCCTCGCGCCCTGCGTGCTGGCGTCAAAGCGCTTTTTGACCATGTAGTCGCCGTTTTTCGCCGCCTCCACGTTGCCGGTCATGGTAGGCGTGCCAAAGGCAAAGCTGCCGGCGTAGGTCTGGTCCTGCTCCGCCGGGTCCGTGAACGTCACGTATTGGATTACCCTCGCCTCGAAAAAACCGTCAGGCATGGCCTCGTCGCCGGTGTCCTCGGTATAATAGCCCACGCCCACCGGCACCGGCCTATCGTTCAGGTTGAATTTTTGCTCGCCGGTCGCCGTGGTGTGGCCCAGCAGCAGGTTTTGGCCCGCCTCGTCTATGGTGTCCGTCACCATCTCCAGCGTCGCGCCGGTCACGCGGCGCGGGTTGCGCTTCATGCGGCCGTTGGCGTAAAACTCGCCGCTGACCACGGTCGGCGTCAGGTTTGCGCTGATCGCGTCCGCCAGATACCTGCCGTTTGCGTAGGTGATGGCGCTGCTCCCGCGCGTTGCCGCTGCGACGTACACGTCGCGCATGTCGATTTTTGCCATTGTTTTACCTCTCTTTCTCCCAGGCGGTCCTCATGGCCGCCAGTGCCTGGTTTTCTGCTGTTTTCTCCGCCGTGTCAATCCAGCGTGTCGCCGGGATGCCCGGTCCCGGGAATTTCTTTTTCTTGCGGCTGCTTTTGTAGTCATGCTCCTGCGTGCCGTAGTTGAGCACCGCGGCCTTCAACATGTTTCTGTGTCCCTTTTGGTCCTTTTCGTGCGTGTACACAAACGCATATGCCGGTCCCTTTTTGTTTGCCTTGCCGACTTTGATCTTTACATTCTTATTCATGCTTCCGGTCTTCACAAAGTTGTACTTCCTGATCTCGTCCTTCCAGGCCTTTTTTACAACGTTCGCGCCGGCGCGCAGCACTTTAGTGGCCCGTTTGTCAACTGTGGCCGCCTCCCGTTTCATGTCCTGGATAAACGCATCTATTCCGTCAATCTCCAAATGGGCCATTGATTGCCACCTCGTCTATCGTGATCCAGTACTCCACCTCGTCGGTGTCCGGGTTGTACTGCGGCTCCATCTGGCAGCGCGCCCCGATCCTGGCAAACGCCTGCAGCAGCGCCCATGCCGTCCGGTCGATCACGTCCGTGGGCTTGGCATAGTGCACCACGTTCACGCTGCCGGTCACCAGCTTGTCCCTGCCGTTGCTCCGGTCCGCCGTCGCCATGTTACCCTCTCTCCACACGGTGCAGGGTGCTTCCAGGCGCACGCGGTAGTGATAGACCTGTGTGTCGACCTCCTGCATGGCCGTGAGGATGTCCGTCAGCTTAAGCATAGCGGTCCACCTCCAGCTCCTGGCGTATCTGCCGCAGTGTCAGGTCGGTGATCGGCTGGCCGTTGTCGTCGTCCGTGCCGTGGTAGATGCGCACCACCTCGTAGCGCTCGTCGTCGATCAGCACGGCATACAGGGCCGTCAGGCCGTTTTGCCGCAGCACGCGGATGCGCCGCTCCAGTGCCGTGTCCACGCGGTACTCCTCTCCGTATGGGCTGGAGCTGTAGTCCAGGCCCTTGTACCACACCTGCGCCACCTGCTCCAGTCTGCCGGCTGTAGTTCCGTTTTCACGCACGCGGCAGATCGTACAGATTCCGTCGTCCAGGATCATGTCCCAGCACCTGCCTCCCGCTGCTGTATCCAGCGATTGCGCTTTTCCGCGCGCAGCCATGCCGGCGTGGCGCCCGGGTTGTCGCGGTTCTGGTGCTGCCAGGCTGCCAGGTCCACCAGCAGCATGGTGTCTCTGGTGGTGTCCTCCAGCACGATGCCCTCCCGCTGCAGCTGCTGTGCCGCCGCTTCCAGACGCCTGTGCAGGTAGTCCGCCAGCGATTCCGGCGGCGTTGTGCCGCCCCGGTCCAGCCTGGTCAGCAGCAGCTCATACGCCAGCTTCATGTTTGGCATGCTGACCCTCCTTCTGTGCTAAAAATGGCGCGGAGGCTATTTGCCCCCGCGCCTCGTTGGTGTGTGTGTCTTAGGTCTTGGGCACGCTCTTGACCTTGCCAAACTTGACGATTCGGCCGTCGCCGTCCAGCTCGACCACGGTGATGATCTTGCCGGCCGCGGCGGTGATCTGCGTGGTGCCGGAGGTCAGGGCAGCCCAACCGGAGCCGGAGGCGTATCCGCCGTTGTGCACGGCCTTGTCGCCCACGGCGTACTTGAGCGTAGTGCCGGAGGCCTCGGTGCCGGTCACGGTCAGCACGGTATCGCCGGCGGCGGTGCCGGCGGCAGCGGTCACGACCAGCTCTGCGCCGTTATTGGCATAGTCGGGCGCAAAGTCCACGGTGCCGGAGGCGCTGCCCAGGATGATCTTGACAAAGGCCTCGCCGATCACGGGCTTGCCGTCGTAGCGGGCCACGCCGCGGAACAAAGTCATGTTTTTGAGGAACAGCGTCTGATCGGCGCTTTCCACCTTCGCGCCGCTGCGCTCCGCTAGGATATAGCACGCGCCGTAGCCGCCCAGGATCACGTTATCGGGAATAAAGGACAGCTCCTCGATGGCGCCGCCGACGATGGGCATCTCGTGGTTGACGTTGGCCACCAGCGCGCCCGCGACGTTGAAGTTGATCGCCTTGCCCATGATCATGCCGTAGGTCTTGCGGTTCATGGCCCAGAATTTGCGGTCGTCGCCGTATGCCGGGTCGGCCACCACAGCGGCCTGGATCAGCGCGTCAAAGAACGCCTCGGCGGTCACGCCGGAAACGGTCACGGTCTGCACGTGGCTTGCGTGCAGGTCGGTAAAGGTGGGCGCGTTGGTGTCCCACCAGGACGGCTGGCTGGTTGCCACCAGGCGGGTGTCGATGCCCACGGGCATTTTTGCGCCGGTGCCGTACAGGATCGCCTTGTCCAGCGCCAGGCCGATGCTCTGGCCCAGGTCGTCAAATACCTCGGTGAACAGGTTTACGTCGCTGTCCTCCAGGGTCGTGTTGTGTACCGGGATAAAGCCGCCCACCATGAAGCCGTCAAACTCCACCTGTGCAAAATCCAGCTCCAGCTCGTTCAGCCAGCCCTGCACCTCCATCCAGACGGCCTCCGGCACGACGCCCAGGATGTTGATTCGGCTGGTGCCGTTCACGGGCTTCACGTTCACATGTTTCAGCAGCTTGCTGTAGCGGTTGAGGTTATCGCGCATCAGGCCCAGCACATAGTCCGGGATCAGCAGCTCGGCGCCGTTCACGGCGCGGGTCTGGCCCTTCATCTCGCGCAGGCGGGTCAAAAAGCCCTTGACGTCCTCGCGCTGCACCATGGCGCTGCGCTGTTCGGCAGTGTAGGCCTCGCGGAACGTGCGGGCCCGGGTGTTGTTAGTGGTCATGTCGATGGTCCTCTCCTCTCTCTGGTCCTGCCGGCCGCGCTGCGCTTGCTGCGCGGGCTCGCGGTTGTCGATCTCCTCGATCTGCGCGCGCAGGCTTTCGATGGTCTCGTTCAGCCTGGTGCGCTCCTGTTCGTTCTCGCTGCGGGCCTGTTCGTAGGCCTCGCGGTCGCGGTCGTATTCGGCCACCTGGGCCTCCAGCGCGTCCCTGTCCTCCTGGCTGGTCTCCGTGGTCATCTCATCCGTGGCCGCGGTCAGCTCGTTGGCCCTTTCCTCCAGGGCCGCCTGTTCGGCGTCCAGTTCGGCGCCGCGTGCGCTGATCGTCTCCAGCTCGGTCTCTGCCTTGCGGAGGTTGTAGCGCAGGTTCAGCTGTCTCAGCATTTTTTGATCCTCGCTTTCATGGTCTGTTTGAATTTTTCCAGGCTGCGCCTGGCGTCCATCTGTGCGTGCTCTTTGGCGCGCGCACTCAGGCTCGTGGCCTCGTACGCCGGAAAGGTGCAAACGCTCACTTCGTACAGCTTCACGGCCTTGATGGTCCAGTGCACGCTGCCGTCCGGGTTGTTGATCCTTTCCTCGTCCAGGATGTCAAAGCCAAAGGAGGCCTGGTCCACGTCTCCCCGCAGCACGCGCGCGTGCACGTTCATGGCGTCGCTGTCCCTGGGATTGATGTCGATGTGTCCCCACAATCCGTACTGCCTGTCCTCCAGGCGCAGCGTGCCCGCCTTTGTCCTGCCCGTCACCAGCGTGGTGTCGTGGTTGATCAGCGCGCGCACGTCCCCGGACAGCTGCCCGTCAAACGCGCCGCGGGCGATGCTCTCCGTCGCGCCCGGCCACAGCTCGTAGTTGCTGTCGTACACGGCAAAATAGCCCTCGATGTAGGGCGTGCCGTCCTCCTCGCCGGCGCGGAATTGCGTCGCGCTCGTGTAGCGGATCTGTCGCTCGTCCATTTATTCGCCTCCTCCCTGGTTCAGTTTGTTCTGGTCCCCCAGCCGGTTTGCCGGGATGTAGTTTTCCAGCGCCAGCAGCTCGTCCATCTCCGGATCGGGCGGGATGCCCAGCCAGTCGCGCCATTCGTTGCGGCGCATGGCCATGCGGTCCACCATGGCGCTGCCGGCCGCTACGATCTCCTGCAGGCTGTAGGAGTACAAACTGCGCGGATTGAATTTCCAGTATAGGTCCTTGTCCCACAGCAGCCCGCGCGTCAGCACCTGCTCGATGATCTTCGCGTAGTGCAGGACGCGCGTGGCCACGAAATTGTTAAACTCCGCGGCTTTAAACTCGCCCACGCCCACAAGAAAAGCAGGCACCCCCAGGATGCCCGCCATCGTGCGCTTGTCTATCTCCATGTTTTGTGCTATTGCAAGGTCCGTCAAACTCATGGGCTTGATGGTCTCCACGGCAAACTCCTCCGCGGGTATGAACCAGGGCTCGCCGGCCTCGCTGCTGTCCAGGTACTGCGCCCGCAGCTTTTTTCGGCCCTCCTTGCTGGCAAACTCCTCCGTCAACCCGTCCACCTTCACGATCAGGCTCGGCGCCGGGCTTTCCATGATTTTTTGCTTCGTGCTGTTCGCCTGGCGCAGGGCCTTTGCCACTTCCTGCAGCTGCGTCCGGTACCCGGTGCCGATCCACGGCCGCTCCGGGTCAGGGTTTGCCGCAAACAGCAGCACCTCGTCCGGGTAGTAGGTGCGGCCCTGGTATTGCACCGTGTAGCTCGTACCGTCCGGCGTGTCCTGCAGCACCACCTGGCTGGGTTTTAAGGGCTGCAGCCTCTCCGGCAGGCCGTCCGGCCGCAGATACGGCAGCACCACCGCGTTGCCGTTGCCGTCCAGCAGCATGGCCTCCACGATCTGGCTATAAAATGCCTTGTGCGTCAGCAGCGGGTGCGGCTCTATGTCCACGATCCGCGCCAGCTCGTTGCGCACGCGCACGTCGCCCTTTTCGGTGTTGCGCATGAGATAGATCGTCATGCTGCTGATCAACTGCGCGTACACGTCCACACACATGCGCACCTCCGGGCAGTCCGCCAGGCGTCTGTACCCTTGCGCACACAGTACGTCGTAGGCCTGCACGCTGCACAGCCAGCTGCTCGGCGTTGTCGCGGGAGCATCCCGCGTCTGCGCGTGCGTCCGCTTTTTCTTACTCATCTAACCATCCCTCCGCCCGCTTTGATTTTTCCATGCATTCCAGCATCCGTATGCAGGCAAACACGGATGCGTCGAAAATGTCTATTCTTTGGCTCTCTGTCACTTTTTCATACTGGATCATGTCGTCGGTCTTTTCGATGGCGCGCACGTTTTGCACACAGTACTCGTAGGCGTCCGAGTGCATGTAGTACAGCTGTCCGTTCTTTGCCGCCGCCTCGATGTGCCGGAATCCTTCTGATTTTTTGTAGAAGTACTGCGGCTGATCCACCACCACAAAGCCGGCGGCCTTCATTCCCACAAAGTACTCGCGGCAGAATTTGCGGTCGTGTCCCACCTGGGCGATCTTAAAGCCGCGCCGTTTCATCTTCAAAAACCAGTTGACCACATCGGCGTGGTTGACTGTCGGGCTGTTGCACATGTCAAGCCAGCCGTCGTCCGCCCAGCCGAACAGCGGTATGTTGTCCTCGTCGGCCTTTTTCGTGGCCGCCACCACCGGGAACCAGGCGTGCGGGATCACGATGTCCACATCCTTGTATACCCCATACAGCGCCGCCGCGGTCAGGTCGTGCAGCTTGGACAGGTCGGCGCCGCCGTACCACTTGATTGGCAGCTTTGCCAGCTCGTCCAGCGTCCAGTCGTATTTGGCGTCGCTCGCCTTAAATTCGTGAATGTTGAAATAGCTGCGCATGGCGCTGGTGAAGACGTTGAGGCTTTTTGCCAGAAAATCCTTGCGCTGCTGCGGGTCGTTCTGCGCCTGCATGGCGTCGTTCAATATGTCCGCCGGCCGGATCGTCACGCCGTAGTTTGGGTTTGCGATCTCGTGCTGCAGCGGGTTGGTGTAGTCCACGTTTCCGTGTTCGTCCTCGTCCGCCTTGCAAATGAAAATAAACAGCGCCTCGTCCGAAAACACCTTGCGCAGCACCCGCATGCAGTAGGTCAATCGCTGGTAGCAGAACGAGGTCATGTCGTCGCCGGCGGTCGTGATCCCAAAGCACAGTTTATTCGTGTAGGCCTTGCCGGCCTCTTTGATCACGTTGTACTGCTTGGCGTTTTTGTAGGCGTGCAGCTCGTCGCAGATCTGGACATTGCTGTTCAAACTGTCCTGCCTGTCCGGATTGGCCGCCAGCGCCTCGATGTACACGCTGCCGATCTCCACGCCCTCCTCGTCCACAAAGCGCAGGGCGATGGAGTGCTGGGCGTTGTTGTCGATGATGCGTGCCGTCTGCTCCTCGTCGATCCGGCGCACGTTATAAACCAGGTGCGCGTAGGACTGCATCGCCTGTCTGAGTGCCGAGCCCACGATGTACACCGTGGAGCCGGAGGCGTTGTAGTACACAGCCAGCGCCCAGCTGAGCGCAGCCACAAACATGGTCTTGCCGTTTTTCCTGGGCACAAAAATAAACGCCTCCGTGAATCGGCGTTTAATCGTTCCCAGATAATAAAAGCCCATGATATTGTAGACGATGAATTTCTCCCATGGCTCCAGCAGGAACGGCTGCCCCATGAGCGGCCGGCCCTCCAGGTCTTCTCCCTGCCGGTGCTGGAAGGTCGTCTCTATGATGCGTATGATCTCATTCGGCGGGCCTTCGCGAAACTCATACTCCGGATTTTGCAGATCGTCCACAAATCGCTGGCATGCCAGTTTCAAATCCTCGCCGGCTGCCTTGCGTCCCGCCAGGATCGCGTCCACGTATTCCCGGACGATGCGGCCATTGTCACTTGTCACTGGCACCGCCCGCCCTTGGCATCAGCACGATGCCCGCGCTCTTTTTCTTCTTGTCGGCCGTCTTTTCGTCCCTGATCTTTTTCAAGCCGGCCGGCGTCAGGCCCAGCGCGTTCTCGTAGGCCAGGATGTCGCGCCGCAGGCTTTCCATGGTGCCCGCCAGCGCCGATTTTTTTGTCCCGGCGGCCGTCTTTTCCGCGTACCATTCGTCTGTTTTTTTGGCCGCGCGCAGAAGTTTGTTATACTGCGTTTTCATCGTCGCATAGGTCTGGATCGTGGGATCAAATTCTGATTTATATGTCCCCAATTTTTGCATAGCGTCGCGGACCTGTTTTGCCGTCATCAAATCGCCCCTTTTCACCCGTCCAAAAATCTTTTCAATTTTTGGCCTGCTCAGTTGGAAATGGTTGGGCCGGTCGGTCGTCAAGGCCCCCCGGATGGTCTTCCCACCCCGGGGGGCCTCTCGTTTTTCCTCAGCGCCGGCCGAAAGTGCGCGGCTCGATCTTGTTGTGGCACGCCGTGCACAGTGCCATCCCGTTGCTCACATCATAGGCAAGCTCCGGGTGATCCTTGCGCGGCAGGATGTGGTGCGCGTGTGTCGCCTCCACCCTGCGCCCGTACTTTGCGCACTCGGCGCAAATATACCCGCCTCTGCTCAGCACGCGCTCGCGCCATCGCTTGTACTTCGCCGTAGAATAAAACGGATCGCTCGGCATTGTCTGCTGCTCCTTGCGTTTGTTGCCATCGGCCCCGCCCCTGCCGTCTTGCATGGCTGCCCAGCGCGCGGAGGAAAAGGAGCCCAAACCTCCGCGCCGTCCCAAACACGGGCTCCTGCACAAATCTCTATGCTGGCAGTCTAGCACACAAAAGCGCCCCCTGCGGTTCGCAGTTTCACATCCCTTTTCCCGCCAGCATTTTGTCCAGTGACATGAGGTGACGCCGTTCGGCATCGCGCGTCATGAAGCAACGGTGGGTTACGCTAGGTGACATTGCGCGACAAAAGATATAACTATCAAAAATAGATAGAGGCTGGAATGTGCTGGCCCTTTTCCGTGATTCTATGCTCTATGAGCATCACCCCTCCTCGTAACGATGCTGGAACAAAGGCAGTAATATAACAAGTTGGGTTTCTCAGATCAGTACATTTTGTGTGCACCTATGGGTATGATGGATGTGACGATATCGTTCCATGATATTTATGGTATAAACACCATTTACTTATTTGCAATAGAGTTTTATAATCATGTGGAGGTGATGGCTACGGATTATAGAAGTATGAAGCCTAAAAAAGAGGCCTGCCAACTTGTAGATCTATTGAAGAACGAAAAAGGAGTTACGTTTTCAATCATATCTGAAGAAGATGCGGTCAAATACCTATCTATCACTAATAATTATCTCAGAACTGCGTCTTACCGCAAGAATTATCAGAAGTATACACACTCTGAAAAAAAGGATAAGTATGTGAACCTAGATTTTGCTTATCTTGCAGAATTGTCAACCATTGATTACTATTTGCGTGAAATACTCCTTCAAATGTGTATTGATGTAGAACACGCTCTAAAAGTGATGATTGTCGATGCAATCTCGACCTGTGCATCAGAAGATGGATACAGCATCGTCAACGATTTTCTCTCCGAGAATCGTCATGTATACAGCAGCATTGGGAGAAAAGCAAACGCCGTCTTTACAATGGACTTAATAGATAAGTACTTTGAGTTGTGTTATGTCTTCAATCCTAATACTGGCGAGTGTGTAACGAAAATTCTTCGAAATAAGTGCCCAGTATGGGTCTTCATGGAAATAATTAGTTTTGGAGATCTTGTTCGTTTTTATAACTTTTGTGTCGATCGAGGTGTTTTTCAGTCCATCCTTTTACCAAGTAATATTCTTAATCCTGTAAAAAGTCTACGAAACGCTTGCGCTCATAATAACTGCTTGCTAAACACACTCTCTCCATCATATAACACAGACCCTCCGGAAATCATCACTAGGTTTGTCGCTAGCATAAATGGTATGCCTACTCTAACGCGCAAAAAGAAACTGCGTGTAAGACCGTTATTTGAAATCGTTTGTCTTCTTTATTCATTTAAAATGATTGTTTCTGAAAACGTCAGAAAAGCCGAACTAACAAACCTCCGGACTTTCGTTGATGGTAGAATGATTAAGCATTTGGACTATTTTACAAGTAATGCATTAGTTTCAAGCACTCTATATTTTCTGAAAAAAACTGTTGACAACCTTTGTTAAATGGCATATTATATCAGTGCTATCAGAGAGCTTCTGCTCTCGCAAGAACAGTGCCTGCACTGTTCTTGTTCCTTTTTTGGGGATTCTCGAAAACGACAGCATTTTTGTTTCTATAGCGCTTATCTCGTTGTATAATCATATTGCAATGGGGGCCGGTTTGTTCCGGCCCCTATTGGTTCTTTGCTTTTATTTCTTAGCTATTGCCCCTTCCCGCATTTGGAGGATGTTTCCAATCCAGTCTCTTATCGCTTCATCCACGCCGCAGGCAGCACAGATATAAACATCTGCATGCCCTCCGTCTGCTTTGCCGCGAATTCGCAGTTTTATATACTCTTGCCCGCCAGCATTTTATCCAGTATCCAGAAAAACCGGCGTTTAGCCTCGAAAAAGTATTGCCGGCCGCACGGCACCTGCATGTGTTCAAATGGCACGCCCTGCGTCACATGGCGCATCATCTGCTTGTAGATTCCGCGCTCTGCCTCCATGGCTGCGCAGCGGATCGCCTCCACACGCTCGCGCGCAATGTTGCTCCGCGCCAGGCGCAGCGCCCGCTCCGCCGTCGTGTCCGATACCTTTGTCCCGCGCGGACCGTCCCGCAGCGTCACATCGTTGAACCCTCCGGCGATCTCGTCCTCCACGCGTTTGGCCGCTCTCTGGTAAGCACGGTACTGCCGACAGATGTATTTGAGCTCAAAATACCTGTCGCGGCTGATCCCCCACTTTTGCAGCGTAGCCGTGCGCTCCTTTGCCATTACTCCTCGATCCTCCTGCCCACCAGCTCGTCCAGGCTCACGTGCAGCGCGTCGGCGATCCTGACCAGCTTGTCGATCCCCGGCGTGTGTGCGCCGGTGCAGTACATGGAGATATTCGCAGGGTCGATGCCCGTTTGCCTCGCCAGTTCCGCCTGTGTCAACTCCCGCTCCTTAAGCGCCCGCTGCAGGTTGTCGCTTATCCTCACGTGCCCGCCTCCTCTCCTCGTCGTGCTTGCGCTTTAACAGCTCCGAGATCGTGTCCGCCGCGTCCCGCATAATCCGGTTGATGCAGTCATTGTCCCCCGTGGCGTAGTACCGGCATTTTACACAATCGCCGTCCCTCGCGCACTCGCGGACCGCCTTGCCGATCGCCCGCATCTCCTCGATCTTCATTCCTCCCGCCTCCTCCCGTTCGCGCAATACCATCCGCCCGTCGGGTAGTGTCCTGTCGGGCCCGCCGCGGAAAATAACACGCACCGCCCCTGGGCGCTGAAAACGCCCTCTGGCTCGTTTGGTTTTTCCCACCACTCGCAATCCTTGCAATGCACCACACCTGCCGCTGATCCGCTCGGCGCGTAGTAAACATCATTCCAGCCGACCGGCAGCATTGCGATGATGCAGTGCCCCGGCTTTATTCCAAATTCGGGCGTGTCGCGCAGTATGTACGTGATCTCGCGCTCCACCTTGCGGCCCGTGTAGTCGCGCCCGTCCCACTCGCGCAGCACCAGTATGTCGCCCACCTGCGCGTCGTCCTCGTCCTTGCGCAGCTCAAAGTTTTTTCGGTGCAGGACGATTTCCCGGTAGTATTGCGGCAGCACCTTTTTCTCAATCTTTTTCATTTTTTCCTCCGGCTTTGTGAAGCATAGCTCCTTGTCCTTGTCAAGTACCAGATACAGCACCAGCGCGTCCCAGATGGTGGGATGGTGCAGGACCACCTCGTCCTCCCTGATCTCGCAGATCATTCCTCCCGCCTCCCTTCCTGTTCCGCCTGCCAGCCCAGCTCCTGCCCCACGCTTTGCATAAGGCCCGCCAGCCGGGCGATCTCCGCACTGACCGGCAGCACGATGCCCTGCAGCAGCAGGCCGGTCTTGATGGCCACCACGCGCGTGCCGTCGTGCATCTGCCGCACAAACAGCTCCACGCTGCGCTGCTCCTGCCGCACGGCCGCCAGGTACTTGTCCTGCACCAGCAAAAGCGTCTCCCGGCAGCGGACCGGCCGCAGGATCATGTCGGCATATCCCACGGTCAGCGGCAGCGCCTCCGCCGGCAGCTCGTCCTCGTCGATGTCTCCCGCCGGCACTGTGTCCGGCATCTGCGCGCTGCAGTTGATCGTCCAGGCGTCCCGCTGCTTGTCCGCGATGTCCAGCAGCTCGCACAGCGCGATCTCGTCCATGTAGGGCACTCCGCCGTTGATTGGATAAAGCGCCCCGTGCACATACGCCCACTGCGTCACGACGCCCAGCTTGTCGGTCTTGTCGTAGAGGTTTATGTGCTTTTCGTCTTTTGCCAGCTTGGCTATGGTTTTGAGTTTCATGTCTTTGGCTCCTTTTGGTTTTCGTTTATTTCAGGACTATGTGCAGCTCCTTGACGTTTATCTCCCTTACGTTTTCCGGCAGTTCTATTCTGATCTCCCTTTGTGTTTGTGCTTCCAGCAGTTCGCCCACCATATCTACGTCCGCCGGTTTGACCTATGCGCGGTTCATGGTTTCCATTTCTGCCCTGTACCACTCGATCTCGTTCCGGTACCGCTCGATCTCGTCCTCCTGCAGGATCACCATATCCCACGCATTGTCCGCCCCTAGCATTCTCAGGCGCTTCTTTGCTTTTGCAAACAGCTCGTCTTGTCTTTCTCTGTCTATTTCTATCATTTTTCGGCTCCTTTTAGTCCAGCAGGCCGTCCCATTCCGGCCCCATGATCTTCTTTTCGCGCCTTGCCGCGTAGGCGAGCTCCAGCGTGGCCCCGAGGCTGTCCTGCCAGTCTTCCAGGCGGAACACGGCCTCCGCCGCGTCGATCATGGCCAGGCAGATCGGCATATAGTCCGCATCCTTGAGGCCGATCGGCAGCCGTCCCGGATTCAGTACCACATGTCCGGCGCCCCGCAGCACGTCCTCCGCCGCGGCGAATTTTGCCCGTCCGAAGTCTTTTTTGCCCGTCATCTTGCCGGCGATGTAGATGATCATCCGCTCACTCCTCCTTGTCCCTGTCCGCCCGTGCCGCCGCTGCGCAAAGCGCCGCAAACAAAAAGCCAAATGCCGCACCCGTCAGCCAGCCTATGATCAGCCCGATCCAGATCATTTTTTGCTCCTTTCCTCGTCCAGCATCTGCACCATCTTCCGTTCCCGCGGCGACAGTTCCCACACGATCCTTTTCTCGGCCTCCGCCCGCGCAGCCTCGTTTTTCGCCGCCGCTCTGGCGGACAAAAGCAGGCCGCTGCCGAAGATCGCCTTGCCCGTCTGTCTTTGCGCATCCAGCTCGCGCATGAACATGGCACAATCCTTCGGCACCTCAAAGCGCACGCCGTTGACCGCGTAGTATTGCAGCCCTGCGCTCGTCAGTACCTCCGGCGGATAGGTGTACTTGTCCGTCTGCTTTGTCTTTTTGTTGTCCGTGCATGCCCTAGCGATCTGCTTCGTCAGTTCTGGATAGGCAACGGCGCATGCCTCTTTTTCCAGCGTTGTGAGGAATGCTGTACGCACCGTCGCCCCGTTTTCGTAGGTGATCTCCGCGTCGGCTATCACACACAGCCGCTCCATGTCGCGCCTTGTGCGCAGGTATCCGATGGCCGTCAGGCCCGGCGCAAACAGGAAAAAGTCGATCTCCCGCGCCAGGTAAAAGTCCACGATCCGGCGCAGGATAGAAAAGGGCGGATTGTCCACCACCACGCAGCCCGGCGGATAGCTCGCGCGCTCATAATCCGCGCCCGGCCAGAACGGCCGCACAAAGTCCTCGCGTCTGCGCCCGTATTTGCGCTCCACGTAGGACGCCACGACCTCGTAGACGTTCTCCGGCGTGTAGCAGTCGTCAGTTGTCTTTTTCGGCTTGAATTTTTCAACGAACGCCGCGTACTCGTCGCCCACGCCCTCCATGTCCTGGAATCCCATCTGCTGCGGGTAGTCTGTCACTCTCTCGCCCCCTCCGGCTCTCTCGTCGGCTTCCCGCACCACGGGCAGTGCTTGAACGTGTACGGCTCGAAGAAATACCCGTTATTCATGCTGTACCCGCACCACGGGCACACCGTTCCCGTATGTGTTCCGTATTCCACCGGATCGTCCACTGTCTTCCATTCTGCCGGCTCCTCCGTCTCGCGGCGCAGCCTCAAATACTCCAGCAGCACCTTTGCCGCGGCCTCCCAGCCCTTGCACACAACGGCCACATATCCCTGATCGGTCAGCGCGTCCAGCCATTCGTGCTGGCTCCGTTCCACGCGCCCGCCCTGCAGGCGTTTGAGCTCTATGTATAAGCCGTGATAGCGCCCGCGCGGCACCGGCAGGCAGATGTCCGGCACGCCCGGACGCAGGCCCTCGGCCTTGAGGCGCCCGCCCTGCGCGCGGCTGCGCTTGCCCTCGTTTGGCACGTGATAAAGCAGGCGCAGCTCCGGGTGCGCGTTTGTCTGCAGCTGCGCCCACCTAAACAGGCACTGCTGCTCCACGCTTTCCGTCGGGATCACCGTCTTTTGCGTCACTCTCGTTTGCCTCCTCCCTTTTTGTGCAGGATCGCGTAGATGTAGGCGCCCGGCGCGTACCAGCTCGCCCGCGCCTCGTGCTCTATGTACTCATAGCCCCGGTACGCCTTTTCCAGCACCGCCCGCGCCGCCTCGTTCAGGTCCCGCGCGATCTGCTCGATCCTGGACGGCGGCAGCTTGCGCGTGGCCACCGTCACCGTCGGCGCCTTGAGGTTGCGGCTGTGCGCCCAGCGCTTGCGCCTCTGCGCGCCCTTGAGCATGTACGCAGCCAGCGGCGCAAGGCCCCGCTCGTCTATCTGCAGGCGGGCGGCGTTCGCCCGGCCCTTTCCCCACAGCTGCTCCGCCGCCTCGCGGTCCATGCCGTTCATGACCAGATGATGGTGCACGCGCTTCTTTCGGCCGTCCTCGTCCACGTGCTCGATCACGTAGGCGTATTTGAGCTCCGGCAGGCCCTGGCGCTTTCGGTACCGCGCGATTCGGCGTAGGTAGTTGCGCATGTCCTTCTGGGCAGTATCCAGATCGGGCGGCCGGCCCTTATAGGTCAACGTGATCATGAGGTCGTCCGGCCCAAAGTTGGCATTGAGCAGCCGGGCCAGATGCTTGCGGGCGTTGCGCTCGTTGACGATCCTCTGCGCCTGCGTGCCCTTGAGGCTGTCCCGCGCCGCCCTGGCCTCGCGCCTGTCCGCGGCCGTGTCCCAGATCGGGTATGCCTCGCACTCCAGCACCGGCCCCGCCTTGATGGTCTTGACCCGGTAGCGGCTGATCCTCCCCCGGTGCGCCCGGCGCAGCTCCTCCAGCGCGTCGTCCGTCGTCGGCCGCACGAACAGTGCCTCGTAGGCCTCGGCGGCCGCCCTTGATGTCTGCACAGCGCTCCTCCTTGTCTATGCGGGGAGGGCTGCCGCCCTCCCCTGCACCCCACCCTCCCACCGCCGCGGGATCGGTGCCCGCTGCCGGCTGCTCGGGTGTTGCTTGCGGTTGATTTGCTAATACTCATTACAAGGCCGCAAAAGCCCGTAATCCTTGCATTTTTCGCCGCGCTGTGCTATGCTGTTTGTGGTGTAAACAGGCGTTGCATTTTGCGGCGCCGCGGGCCTGCGTGTGTGATCACGCAGGCCCTTTTTTATTTCAGTCCTTCGATCCGGCGGATGATAGCCCAGTCCCGGATCGGCAGCGGCGGCAGCCCTCTGTCAAACTCGCGGCTGATCTCGTCCGCCTTGCAGCTGTCGCAGATGCGCAGCGGCGCAAATCCGCTCATGTGGTTGACGTTTTCCGGCCGCTGCATCGTCATCCGCCCGCAGCGCGGGCAGGCGTGCTCCTCGTCGTACACGTTCTGCACGTGCAGCACCTCGCGCAGGAGGCGTTCGATCTCGGCGTCGGTCATGGTTTTGTGTTCCTTTCCAGCGCGTCGTACAGGTCTTTGTAGCATTCGCGGCATTTCAGGATGCGTCCGTTCTCGTTTGTGAAAATAAACCGATTGTACACGCCGCAAAATAACAGCCCACTTTCTCCTTTCGCTTTGCGCAGGCAGTTCCCGCACCATGGAGAGATTGGCACGTCCACCATTTTGGTTATCTTGATTCTCATTCGGTCACCTCAGCTTTCAGCCAGTCCAGCCACGCTTGTTTACAGCTTTCCGCGACCCCGCAATGCTTGTCCGCAGGGCAATCATGCCCCATACATTCAACATGCTTGTCTAGCCACTCCGCGAGTTCCTCGTCTGTCATTGCCCTTATACTGTCGGCGTTGGTAGGCTGAACCGTCCGAAGTTTTCGGCAGGAAATGCCATCGTAATTAAGAAGACAACTCGCCTCTTTATCGCATCTGTCGCACAATGTAATAGGTTTGTTCATCGTTATCTCTCCGCCCTCCCGATCCTTGCCGTCGGCCGGCCCTTGTCCGTCCGGCGTTTTTCCTTTTCCGCCTCCAGCGCGGCCTCCACGTGCTCCCGCTCCGCGTCCGTCATCGGCCGCACCGTGCACGGCCCCGGATCGTGCCCGACGCTGAACACGCGCAGCTCGTTGCCGAACAGCCCGTCGAAGATCAGCTCGTCCGTCTCGCGGCCGATCGTGTTTGTGGTCCTGTGTTTCATGGCCTTGCTCGCCTCTTTCTGCCCTCCAGCTTTTTGATCCGCTCCAGGCGGGTGTAAAACTCGCCCCGGGTTTTTCCCTCCTCGCGGTTGCGCCTGCCCTGCTCCTGCACGCGGATGCGGTAGGCCGCAAAGCGCGAGCAGGTCGTGTGGCAGCCGATCCGCCTGTCCCCGCATTTGAGGCAGGGCGCGTCGTTTGGGTTGCGCATCACGGCGTCACCTCTCCGGCAGCTTGCGGATTCCCAGGTAGATGATCTTCCCCCGCTTTTCCGCCGGCGGGTTGATCTGTGCCTTGCGCAGCTCCGCCCACAGCAGGCGGCGCTTGATGGCTGTGCTTGTCTGCATTTGTTTTTGCTCCTTTCGTTTTGCCCGCCAGCCTTTGCTCACAGTGCGGGCAGATGTACGGCTTGCTCAGGTCTTTGGTGATGGAAACGTTCCAGCATTCGCGGCAGACGATGCATCTTGCATGCACGTTTTACCCCTCCCCTCCATCTTGCGGATGCAGGCGGCGATGGCCGCGGCGCTGATCAGGTAGTGGCCGTTCCTTGCCTGCGGGTTTTTCATTGCCTGCAGGGCGCCCGCCTCGATCATTTTCAGGACCGTGCCGTGCGTGGCCGCCAGGATCAGGCAGGCCTCGTCCAGGGTGTAGACCCGCGCCTCCGGCGGCAGCGTCTGCAAAAGCTCCATGCGCTGCAGGTGTTCCTCGCGCTTTTTGTAGTCCGTTGTCATGCCCGCGCCAGCGCCCCCAGCCGCTTGTCCAGTTCCCCGATGTCGTCACACGGGTACGGGTCGTCCTCTTTGTGCGCACAGATCAGCTCCACGGCCACCCTTGCCAGCCCGTCCTTTTCCGCCAGCAGCAGGCGCCATCCTTCTTCTGTTTGCATACAGGTGTCGATCCAATGCAGGTGCTTTTCCTGCCCGTAGTAGTTCAGCACGGCTGCACACTCATATACGAGCTTGTGGTCCGCCAGCTTCTGCATGACCTTTTCCAGCAGTTCCTTGTTGATCTTCATGTTTTTGCTCCTCTTTTCGTTCGGCCTTTACAGCCTTTTGATCTCCGGATGCCGGCTCCACGTGCCCCGCAGCAGGATGCCCGCCACGCGCTTGCGCTGCTCCGTGGTGCGGATCGCATCGTGCGGCACGGCGAAAAACGCCAGCTCCCGATGGATCAGCCCGCAGCAGCGCGCCATGCGCATGTCTTCCTGTGTGGCCGTCAGCCGCTCCAGATGGATGTCCTTTGCTCCCGTCCGCCAGTTGGTCCTCACGGACAGGATCGCGCGGGCGCCGTCATGCACCTGCGTCATGTCTCGGCCCTCCGCTTTTTGTACCAGTCGGCCTTTTCGACCTGGCTGTCGCCGTAGGTCTTGAGCTCCCACGCGCGGAACGCCTCCGTGTGCTTCGGGTCCTGCACATATTTCAAGGCCGAATACACCAGGGCGGTGCCGATCTTGCGCGCGGAATCCTCGTCAATGGTGATAGGCACGCTTTTGCCTCCTTTTTGGTGTGGGCGCGGCGGGAGCTTACGCCCCCGCGCGCTCCTGGGTCTCTTTGTCCTCGGCCTGCCGTCTGGCCGCTGCCAGCTCCAGGCCTTTGGCTACGCCCAGCAGGTACTGCCTCTGCGGCTCCTGCGCCCCGCGCAGTTCCTCCGCAAAGGCCCGCAGGGCCTGCAGCTCGATCTTTGTCATGGTGTCACCTCCTGTTTCCTCTATCCTCGATTATTATATATCGAGCCTCGCTTATTGTCAATAGTTATTTTTCGAGTTTTGATATTTTTCTTTTCTTTTTCTCGAGTTTATATTGACAGCTCGAGTTTTTAGGCGTATTATATAGAAAAAGGAGGCGATCACTTGACTAATTGCACCACCATGGGCGAGCGCCTGCGCGCGATCCGCAAGGAGCTGCACCTCACGCAGGGCGAGTTCGGCGCTAGGATCGGCGTCAAAGGGAATACTATTACCGGATACGAAAAAGGCGGCCACGCGCCATCTGATTCCATCATCCTGGCGATCTGCACGGCCTACAATCTCGACCAGCACTGGCTGCGCACCGGCGAGGGCGAGCCGTACCGGCAGCGCTCCCGCGAGGATGAGATCGCGGCCTTCCTGGCCGATGTCCTCCGCGACGAGGACGATTCTTTTCGCCGGCAGCTGGTTGGCGCGCTCGCCCGCCTGGATGCTGCGGACTGGCTGGCCCTTGCCACCATCGCCCAAAAACTCAAAGAGGACGGCCCGGTGTGATGCGCACCAGGCCGCCCTCTTTTTTATGCCCTCACTTGCCGCCGTGGAGCAGGCGCTGCACGAATACCAGGATCAAATGCAGCTCCGCCGCGGTGGCTTTTTTTAGTTCCCGCTCTATTTCTTTTCGGTATGCGTCGCCCTCCATACCCTTTGTTCAACTCCTTTTGCTACGTTACGTTTGCATTTTTCGTGTCTTCTTGTGTCCAAAACACTATCATTTTCTATTATTGTTGTCAATGTGTTGCGTACACGCTTTTCAGATTTAATATTTTGTTCGCACTACTGCCTTGACACGTTTTGCCTAATGGTGTACCTTTGCATTACACATTTGCAAAGGAGGGCTCTGCATGTCCAATTCCTCCGACAAACGGCCCTTGCCGTTTCATTGGTTCTGGTGGATCGTGTCTGCGTTTTGTCTCATTTTGGCCTATTATTTTCCACCCCATCAGGTAGCCTTTAAGGTTGGCTTTGTCTTCCTTGCCATAGCTCTAGTGCTGCTCGGCGTTTCTATCCTGATACGTATCCAGCGTTACGATGCCGACGAGCTGGCCCGCCAGCGTGAGGAGGAGGAGCGCCGCCTTGCCGAGGCGGAGCGCCAACGCAAGCGCGTGGATTTTCTGCCGCCCCTCATGGCTGGCTGCGCCCTTGCCTACAAATACACGGACGTGGACTGCGATCTCGTCCCCGATCTTGACCTTCTCTCTTTGGCGGGCTGTCAGCTGCGCCTGATCCCCGGCGAGCAGGACGGCGCACCGGTGGCCCTTTATCTGCGTGGCCGGCAGATCGGCACCCTGGCCGAGGATAACCGTGCCGCCATGGTCCGCGATTGGTCGCGCCGCGGCGATCCCTTTGCCTGTGCTGTCACCTATGTGGACGCTGGCCTCTACCACGCAAACCTTACCCTTGTTTTCTATCGCCAGGAGCTGGCTGCCCATCCGGACGCGCCCGTCTATCGTTTGACTGGCGTCGTGTCCGCCAGCGCGGCCCTGTGCAGTGCCGGCGATCCCTGCTCTTTGGCCTATGACAACAAGTCCGGCCGCTTTGCCGTGATCCTTGTCTCCGGCCAGCACCTTGGTTTCCTGCCTGTCTCCGCCGCGCTCTCTGTGTCCGCCATGGGCACCGGCGGCAGCGCTGTGTATGTCGCATCCTCCTGCATGGATGGCGGCCAGCCCGTCGTAGATGTGGCCATCATTATCTGATCCCAAAAACAAAACCAGCCCGCGCCGCTGCAATGGCGGCACGGGCACTATTTGACCTCAAATTGCATTTTTTGACCAAATCGGGCAAAAAGGAGCTTTTCGCGTGGCAAAATCAAAAAGAGCGGTCGCCCGCAAGGGCACGGAGGCCCTGGCCGTGGCCTATTATCGGTACAGCGATCACAAGCAGACGGAGCAGTCCATCGAGGGCCAGCGCCGCGAGGTGCAGCGCTTCGCCGCCCTTCGGGGCGTCACCATCCTGCATGAGTACATCGACCGCGACATATCCGGCCGCCGGGACGACCGGCCGCAGCTGCAGCAGCTCTTGTCCGATGCTGCCCGCGGCGAGTGGTCCATGGTGCTTGTCTACTCCCTGGACCGTTTCGCCCGCAGCAGGTTGTACAGCGCGCTGAATAAAAGCTATCTGCAGTCGCAGGGCGTGCGCGTGGTGTCCGTCTCGGAGCCCATTCCGGACGCGCCGGAGGGCGTGCTGCTTGAATCCCTGTTCGAAGGCATGGCCGAATACTACTCCCTGGAGCTGGGCCGCAAAACCCTGCGCGGCATGATGGAGAGCGCCTATAAGGGCACCTCCGTGGGCGGCATCCTGCCGGTCGGCTATCGCGTCGACCCGGCCACACGCGCCTATCGCCTTGACGACGACGCCCCGCTGGTGCGCGAGCTGTTCGAGCGCTACGCCCGCGGCGACGCGGTGGCGGACATCCTCTCCTGGGCGGCGGCCGTGGGCCTGCATACGCGATCCACGCGCAAGGCGCCCGGCGGCAGGCCGCTGTCCGCCAGCACGCTGGCCCACATGATGCAAAACACAAAATACACGGGTGTGCTCACGTTCGGGGGCAAGGATTTCCCCGGTGTGCTGCCGCCCATTGTGGATGATGATCTTTTCCAGGCCTGCGCCTGGCGATTGGATAGGAGGAGGCACATCATGCGCAGCTCAAAATCTACCTCGGAATACCTTTTGACGGCAAAGCTCGTATGCGGCAAATGCGGCGCGTTTTTCTTTGGCGATTCGGGCACCAGCTCCACCGGCGCGGTGCATCGTTATTACACATGTCAGACCCGGCGCAGCAAGGGCAAGGGCGGCTGTGACGCCCGCGTCTGGCGCAAGGACGTGCTGGAGCGTGGTCTCGTCAATTACACCATGCGCGAGGTCTTGACGCCCGAAAATATCCGCTATATCGGCAGGCTGGCCGAGGATGCCCACGCCAACCGCGAGGCCGACGCGCTACTGGACGGCCTGCAGCGGCAGCTTGCGGAGGCGCGCGTGGCCATGGATAACCTTTTGAAAGCCATCGAGCAGGGCGCATATAGCCCAAAAATACAAAAGCGCCTCCAGGAGCTGGAGGCGTTAGAGGCGTCCTTGCAGGAGCAGATCGCCGAGTGCGTGATCTCGGACGATAGCATAAGCGCCCGCGTGGTTGAATACTATTTGTCGCAATTTGCCGAGGGCGACGCTGACGATCCCGATCACCGGCGGCGCATCATCGACGTGCTGATCAACAACGTGGCCGTGCACGACGATCATTTTCTGATTGCCTACAACTACAAAAACGGCACGCGCCGCCTGGAGGTTGAAGACCTTCTGGCATACGGTGCCGCTTCTGCGCCGTCCGAAAGTTCGGATGGCTGTATGGATGGCTCCCCAGGTAAGACTCGAACTTACAACCCTTCGGTTAACAGCCGAATGCTCTGCCATTGA